CGGACACAGAATCTGAACTGGGTGGGTTTAATGTAGATGTTCGCAACCCGCCTGATGTAGAGGCCGTTATGCCTGATATAAGAGGGACAGATCTTCGTTTGCCCCCCGGTCCTCCCGGTGAAGCGGCATGGAGAATGAGGCAGCAAGTGCCAAGCATTCTTAAACAGTCTCCTAAGTATGATAAAGATGTACCGCCTCCCGTGGTATCTGGGTTATCTGATGCGACGGACACTTCTGTCGAAGTAAAGTCAGGTGAGATGTCCAACTGGAAGGTTAATGCAGAGAAAGCCCTTCAGGACATGATCAAGATAGAAGAAACTGATCCTACATCCCTAATCCAAACCGTTGGAGATGAGGGTGTTCAAAGTATGTCCTCTAGGGAAATGTTGATACAAGCAGGGCAAGAGGGGACTTATAAAAGCCCCATCAACAGCAATCAAACCATAGTTCTAGACAATATTATGGTAGTTGGGATGTACGGTAGTCTGCCTCCTGACAAGTATGGGACGAAGGGCGTAGATCTTATAGAGGGTGCGTTAGTAACAAATTTAAGGACGCCAGTAGAAAAAGTAAATGCCCAAGGCGAAGTAACAGGTTACAAAACACCGGGCTGGCTAGATTACGGCGGATTAAGAATGTCCGGGCCGGAATTTATGGATACTACGGTTGATCAGGACTATGTGGTTAATGAAAAAGGAGAATACGAGGATTTACCCACTACAAAAGGAATAATGCCGCATGGAATTTCTGATGCAGGTGAATCTATTCGATACAGAGGCTTGTATAGGGGTGCTAAGTCTAAAGGAAAAGTAGGAAGAGATGCGATGTGGATCGCCGAAAGTGCGGAGCATGGCGGTCTTATCGGTAGCGATAAATACGCAAACCAACTGCAACTTACCGGCGACACTCAGTACCATGAACCCATGCACAGAATGTTTCACTATTTATATAGAAACAAGGATCACAAGTTAATTAAAGGTATTAAAGTTCAGAATGCGCAAGGCGAAGAAGTGGAGTTAATGGATCTTATTTTTCCAAAGAATGCAGACGGCAGACCTACATACAATAGTAGAGCAATGCACGATATTATTTATTCGGCATCTAAATATATTGAGCAGTGGGAGAGAGTGGGGTCGGATCAGTTTGGTGAAGCAACAACTCTTAGCGTCGAAGATAATCATAATAGGAACGTGGATATAATAAAAAAGATCAACAATGCACTGAAAGATGAAGCGCAAAAAATATTGAGATCGAAGAATATGATTCCACCCCATAACGCATGAATGTAGATGAATTCTTTCAAAAGGCAAAAGATTATCTTCCAACTGCTACGTTACAACAGGCAGGTACGTTCTATAAGAACATATTAGATGCTAAAAACTATAATCCCCAACTAATAAGGGAACTGGCAAAGTTCGACAGGTGGTTTCTACTTCTTTGTGTATTGGGAAGAAAGGATGCAGTACATCCTTGGATTTACGATAGATGCAGAGAAGTAGAAGCGCAGCCTGATCGTGTATTGGATTTATGGGCTAGAGGTCATTACAAGTCCACACTGATTACATACGCGGGAACTATTCAGGAGATTTTAAGGAATCCAAACATAACAGTCGGTATCTTCTCGCATACGCGACCTATAGCGAAGGGATTCTTAAAGCAGATCAAGCGTGAGTTTGAAATCAATGAATGGTTAAGGGAGTTATTCCCTGAGATCTGCTATCAAAATCCTAGACAGGATTCCCCACAATGGTCTGAAGATGCGGGAATTATCGTCCGTAGAACATCCAATCCGAAGGAATCTACCGTCGAAGCGTGGGGTTTGGTGGACGGACAACCCATTTCACGCCACTATGATTTACGCATCTACGATGATGTCGTAACAAGAGATTCAGTTAACACACCAGATCAGATTGAGAAAACAACTGAGGCGTTAGACCTTAGTCAGAATCTGGCTGGTATCGTAAACAGGGAGTGGTACATAGGTACGCGGTATAACTTCGCGGATACCTATAGGGAACTGATTGAAAGAGGTATCAAGACCCGCATATATCCTGCCACTGATGACGGAACACCCAATGGTAAACCAGTCTTCTTCACGGAAGATGAATGGGTAACTAAAAAATCCTCGATGGGTCAATACGTTCTGGCTTGCCAGATGCTTCAGAATCCAATCGCTGGTTCTGATCAGATATTTAAGCCTGAATGGATTAGGAGAATAGAACTTCGACCTAGAGTGTTGAATATATATATTCTTTGTGATCCAGCCCATTCTAAAAAGCAGTCATCCGATAGAACTGCAATAGCAATCGTAGGTGTTGACAGCCAATTCAACAAGTACTTCTTGGACGGTCTATGCCATCGCTTGAACCTCAAGGAGCGGTGGGAGTCTTTAATAAATTTCCGCCGAAAATGGTTAAGGGCTACAGGCGTCCAAGTTATTAAGGTTGGATATGAGCGATACGGAAAAGATTCCGATATCGAACACTTTAACGAGATGATGAAAATAACGGGTGAATATTTTCCCATCGAGGAACTTAACTGGCCTAGAGAGGGACCGGGATCGAAACGGGATAGAGTCCAGAGGCTTCAGCCAGATTTTGAGAATTGGAGATTTTTCTTATCACCGTCTGATGATCGAATTACAAGCGATCAAAAGAAAGCATTTGAACGCGGGGATGCGCAGTTAATCCAAAAGCCAATTCGAAAAAAGGATGAACTGGGCAGGATGTACGATGTTACCCAACGCATGATCGACAATGAATATAACTTGTTTCCTGCAGTACACGTGGACATGCTGGATGCGTTGTCTAGAATTTATGACATCGAAGCAGCACCACCGCAAGTTATTTTCCCAGATGATTTAGAACCTGATGTGGTGGCATCTTTTTAATTATGAATGAAAACCTTCTAGAGGATGGCCCAGAGGAACTCGCAGTACAGTTTCTTTCCAATTTCATCGAAGTATCAGAAGATGAAATACGTGAGTTAGATATGACACGTGCGCTCGCTAATATGTTTTCCGCATTGGTTGCGCAAACTTTAGCATTTCATTTTGACAACAAAGAAAAAATAGTATTGCACTAATGGCAGAATTAAAGAAACCTGTAACACGTACATTTACGTGGCGCGAATTCGTAGAAAAAACAGAAGGACCAGAGCAGGTCATTCCTGTTTATGTATTTTCTAATGGTCGAAAGTTCAGTGAGAACCCTAAACAACCTTACGGTAAGAAGAGGTAACAAAATGGCAGTGGAAGACAAGATCAAGGAAGAAGTCACAGAAGCAGTGACTAATTTTAAAAAAATTCGTGGTGAATTTAAAAAGCCTTGGATATTGGCATGTTTGGCTGGTATCGCAATTATAGTCTTGTACAACGTTTTTACAGGTAACATCTAATGACTGATGTCATTCTCGATGCTCACAAACAGGGTATGTTGAATGAAGCCAATGTCACTGTAATGGTAAAGAACGTTGCAGATACGTTAGATAAACATTACCCCGGTCATGCTTGGATGGTTGGACCGAGTAATGATTACTCCATGTTAGCAATATGGAACGGTCATCTGTCCTCACGTTATGGAATGTGGATCAGAGTAAAAGATATCGATCCAGAATATAAAAACATAATGCGATGGGCCGGTGAACTTCTAGAACGAGCCAAGGTATCCAGAGGTGCGGCTAAAGAAGATGAGTTAGAGAATCTGGATCGTAATGTAATTGGCGAGGCGGAATTTGATACATGAGCGAACAAGATAGAGTCCCATTAGAAGGAACGGTAAAGGAAACATCTCCTTGGCTTGAATTGGCTCGAAGAGCATATGATTCATCCACATCCTATTTAGATACGAATTACCGTAGGCAATGGGAAAGAAACATTTCACAGTTTCGCTCCCAGCATCCTGCTGGATCTAAATACAATACACAATCGTATCAGCATCGTTCACGCCTATTTAGGCCGAAAACTAGAGCGGCAATACGAACGAATGAAGCGGCGGCAGCGGCGGCATTCTTCAGCACGCAGGATGTGATTGATGTAAGGCCGGAAAACGATGCTGATCCGACACAAAGGGATTCAGCATGGGTTTTGAAACACCTTCTCCAGTACCGCCTGTCGAAGACTATACCTTGGTTCCAAACGGTGATTGCCGCCTATCAAGAAGCATTAATTTTCGGAATAGTATGCTCACATCAATATTGGGAATACCAAGAAAAGAAAGTTACCCATAGTGAACCCGTTATCGATGCTAACGGTGAACCCGTATTAAATGAAGACGGAACACCCGCAGTTAATAAAAGTGAAGAGGTAGAAGTAATTAAGGATCATCCTGTTGTCAGGTTGATCGCATCAGAGAATCTCAGAATAGACTCTGCTTCTGACTGGTGGAACCCTGTTAATTCATCCCCTTATGTAATAGAAGTGATACCTATGTATCTTCAAGATGCTATGGAGAGGATGAAAGAAATTGATGCTAAGACTGGTGATCCTAAATGGAAGACCCTTTCCAAGGAACAGTTAGTAGAAACAACTTCTAAAACAGAATTTGATTCCACAAGGCAAACCCGGTCAGGGAATAGGATGGACCCCAGATCTGATAAGAAATCAATATCAGAATTCACTACTGTGTTCATTCATAAGAACATAATTAGGAAGAACGGTAAGGACTGGATTTTTTACACTGCAGGTACGCAGTATATGCTTACCGAACCAAAACTTCTTACAGATATTTACCCGCATCTTAGGAACGGTGAGCGTCCCTACACGATGGGGTGTGCAATTTTGGAAGCGCACAAGACATTCCCGACATCGCTCGTAGAATTGTCACAGGATCTGCAAACTGCTGTTAATGATTTAGCAAACCAGAGATCAGATAATGTGTCACTCGTTTTAAACAAACGGTATCACATTAGAAGAAGCGCGAATATTGATATACACGCATTAAAGCGCAGTGTACCCGGCGGTTCTGTAATGATGGACGACCCAACTAGGGATGTTCAAGTTGTCAACACCCCGGATGTAACGCAATCAAGTTATCAGGAACAAGATAGATTGAACGTAGACTTCGATGAGATTTCTGGAAACTTTTCACAGTCCACAGTACAAACGAATAGGAGCCTTAATGAAACCGTAGGCGGGATGGAAATGCTATCTGCTGGCGCAAACCAACAGATGGAATACATGCTTAGAACCTTCTCAGAAACGTGGGTAGAGCCAGTGCTTCGTCAACTAGTTAGATTGGAGCAGTATTACGAAACCGATACAGTGGTTATGAACGTGGCTGTTAATGCTGCCGCACAAGAGCAGGAAGAAACAGAAGGTGAATCTGCCATATATACCCGATTTGGGGAGGATGCAGACACAGATGATCTTCTTAGGAATGAAATGACTGTGAGCGTGAACGTAGGCATAGGCGCGACAGATCCAGTTAAGAAGATTGATAGATTACTTCTAGGTATAAGGACTATGGCAGAAATAGATCCTAATATCATAGGGATCATAGATCAGAAGGAAGTATCCAAGGAAGTATTCGGAGCATTGGGGTATAAGGATTCCCAGAGATTCTTCTCTGAGGAACAGAAACCCATGCTTGAAGACTTGGCTGCTCGACTTGAGGAAATGGAAAAGGTGTTGCAGCAACTCACTGACCAAGGTCAGGCCAAGCAGATGGATGCACAGGCTAAGATTGCTGTTGCCCAGATCAAGGCTGCTGCCGATCTGAAGAGTTCTGAAACCAGAGCAATGACTGATGCAGTAATAGCCAAGCAGAAGATAGATTCTGCAGAACAACTAGCCACACTCCGCCAGCAAATAGAAGTAATTAATTCCAGAATAAAGGCGGAGAAGAACGATATTGCCAGAGGAGAACTATTGTTACAGAAGGAAGCCCTAGTCCATCAAATGATCATGGCTGAACCAAAGATCGGTATTGACGAAGAGGGAAAAATGATGAGCGAAGTTCTTATGAATGATGAATACGGAATGGTTCCGGGGGCGGAACACTGATGAGGACATATGAACCTCCGGCGGTACACTCCGTACATGCTAAGAGCATATGTAGCATGGTCTGTATGTGTAGACATAACAGCACTAACATTACTCATCTGGTATTTATTTAAATAATGGCAGAAGAAAGAGATTTACTGTTTGCAGAGATTAATCTTGGCAAGCAGATAAAAGAGTTTTGGAGTAGTCCAGTTGGTCGATATCTGAAAGGACGGGCAATTAAATCACGAGAAGAGGCTTTTGAGTCATGGATGTCCGTTAATCCTGAAGATAAAGAAACTATCATGGAACTCCAATTCCGCGCTAGGTTGCCAGATCTATTCATGCAATGGATAGAACAGGCATTAAACCAAGCAAAACATGCAGAGGACACACTTGAAGAAATAGATTAGGAGTTAATCATGCCAAGCCCAAACGAAGCCATCCAACAGGACGTTTCCGAGGCTCCAGAAGATTCTGAAGAAATCTCTGAGCAGGAAGCAAAAGAGGTTGCTGAAGAACAAGAACTTTACCGTGATACAGAAGCAGAACGCATCGCACTAGCACGCGAACAGTTACTTCTACATGAAGAAGATGAAGAGGTCGAAGAGTCAGACGAAGTAGTCGAACTCGTTAATAGTCCTCTAACAGAACGCGATGGACAGTGGTATGCAATCGCTAAAGTAAACGGAGTAGAGCAGGAGATCCCTTGGGATGAAGTAATTACTAAGTATCAAAAGAATTCCTCTGCTGATCAGAGGTTGCAGGAAGCCGCTACCAAAGCAAATCAACTTGCAGATTGGGAGCGGAGGCTTCACGACTATAAAGCAAAGTTAGAAGTCCAAACGCGGTCACCGCAAGACGCCGCACAAGTATCGCCATCCGATTCGGACGCGAATGAAGACCTATATGGTCAATATCACGACGCCCTTTTTCAAGGAGATGAAAAGGTAGCCACTCGGTTGCTTAAACAGATCCGTGCCGCAGAAAAAACTTCTGCTCCTAACGTTAATGTCGATGACATTATCCAAAGGACGAAGTCAGAAATGCGGGAAGAAGAACGTCAGGCACACATACGGGACTATGAAGAACTACGAAAGGATGCGGTTTCTAAATTCCATGAGGAATATCCTGACATAGTAAACGATCCTTCATTGTTAGCCGTTGCTGATGCCAAGTCTTCTGAGTTGTATAACGCTGATCCTACCCGTGATCCGTGGGAAATAATGCAAGAGTGTGCTGAGTATGCACGCACTTGGCTATTTCAATACGTGGATAATTTGGGCGGAAAGAAACAGAATGTGCGTGAAGAACGAAAGCAGGCGATGGATGAGGTTACGCCACGGAACGTCAGATCCTCTATTGGTGAAGATGAACCAGAGCATGAATCTTATTCAGATATCATCGCTGAAATGAGACAGGCAAGACATCAGTCAGCCTAATCATTTCAAACTACACATAAGTCATAGGAGATAAGACATGGCTGGACAAGTATGGGGAACAAGTAACCTTGGTGGTTACATGTACTCCCTCAACCTGTCTAAGGAACTACGTCTTGCTCTGCGACCAATTGTGAAGTTTCGTCAATTCGCAGACGTTAAGGATGCCGCTCACCAAGGCTTGCACAAGGGTGATACCTTCCATTGGAATGTGTATTCAACCATTGCAACCGCAGGTGCTGCGTTAACTGAAAACACTGCGATTCCCGAAACCAACTTCACGATTACGCAAGGCACGATGACGATTACCGAGCGCGGTAATTCGGTTCCTTATACAAACAAGTTGGACGACCTTTCCGAACAACCGGTAAAGGAAATCATCCACAAGGTCTTGAAGATCGACGCTGCTTCAGTGTTGGATACCATGATCGCTGACCAATTCGATACGTGTAAGTTACGTGTTGCTTCCGCAACGGCAACTGATGCTGTTGTACTGACAACCAACGGTGCAACCGTTACGACTAACAACGTCGCTATGGGCAAAGATCACATCAAGGCTATTGTTGATGTAATGAAAGAGCGCAATATTCCCGCCTATGAAGGTGACGACTATTTTGCTATCTCGTGGCCGACCACGTACCGTACCCTCAAGAACAACCTAGAATCGATTCATCAGTATGTCGAGTCTGGTTTCCAGATGATCCGTAATGGTGAAACTGGTCGTTTCGAGGGAGTCCGTTTCATCGAGCAGACGTACCGAGCCAAGGGCGGTTCCGCCACTGGTATGGGTACTCCTGCAGGTGCATGGACGAACGGCAAGTCGGACTGGGTGATGTTTCTTGGTGCTGACACTGTAGCAGAAGCGGTTGCTATCCCCGAAGAAGTTCGAGGAAAAATACCGACTGACTATGGTCGTGCCAGAGGTATCGCATGGTACTACTTAGGTGGTGCAGGTCTTGTTCACACAACCGCAGCAGAATCCCGCGTAGTTATGTGGGATTCGGCAGCATAGGGGGTGATATATGGCACTTTATGACCCAAGACCAAGTGCTGGACTGCAGAGTGGTCTTACCGCTCATCAGAAAATCACTGACTCGAAAGAGTCACTTGGACTAGCCAGCAAGGGAAAGGATCAAAAGCCTATGGGCGTTGGTCCTAGCCAAAGTGTTGGCGGCGGAATGAAAGTAGACGGTAAGGCTTGATTCCGTAGTTCACAAATTATGGGGGGGCGAAAGCCCCCCTTTCTTTTGGAGGTTTTATGGCAGTAAAAGACAATACGTCAGCCAACCACGAGCCGGATATGGATAAATCCAGCGTCGTATGTTCATCCGCTGCAGATGGGGCAGTTGTTGCATCCCAAGCGCAGGTAGAGGATGGGTATGTTGACTTAGGCGAAATGAATCCAAGTCCGTGGGGGATACATATGGTTCACCTGACTGGAGCAATCAAATGAAAGGCATTAAAGCCACGACGCAAGACCAACCCAGTGGTGGTTGGCGTAATACCAATGTTTCTGTGGAAGGGAATCGCCGCAACTCTGTGGAGGACAGTCACAGAACGGGGTTAGAAGGTAAGGGTAAATTAGATAAAACATTTACATCTGATACATACAGTGGGCCAGTTAAGGGTTCACCCAAAACTGGAGGCCCACCCAGTGTTAAGTCTAAAGATGCGCAGAGAAAGAAGTTTATGCGTGATAACCCACCCCCAGTGAAGTATGCCGACAAGAAAAAGAAGAAATCTAAGAACAAATCCATTTATACCTAATGACTAAAGGATTATTTCGAGGCCCGATAAACCCATCTGAGTTGAGTGTCAATAATTTGGAAGATCTTGGCAATATCCATCAATTTGAACAGATGCTTAATGAGAAAGCGCATTATCAAAGCGAATTGCGCAGTCCAACTGTTGATCTTGATTCAAGGGCAAAGCGAACGCAGAAGATGCGTGAAGTTGGGTTCCCTGATAATTGGATCAATGATGACCTAGCAACTGAAATAGATCGTACCGACGATTTATCACAAGAAGTTCTTGACAAGGTTGAGTCTAGATTGGGTATGGAGACTGATAAGTTACATCAGTTGGCTGATGAAGTTTCTGGAATGGAAAGTGATTATGGAAAAAATCTTTACAATCCAAACTCAACAGCCAAAGGTATATACCAATTTACAGATCCAAGTTTCCCCACAGCAAAGACTAGGTTAAGGAATATCTTAGGGTATTTGCCAGCACACATAGAGAATGCACCGAGCGTTGATGTTTTACCGCCAGATGATCAGAAGGCTCTGTTCTTTGCCCACTTGACTCACGAAAAGGGCAGTGATGCTCGACTGAAGGAATATTTAAAAGGAAACACATCTGGTGCTGACTTGTATGAATTTGATCATCACAAGCGCAAGGGTGCGAAAGCGGATGGAACACCGCTAGATCCAACAGATCCTAGATATGTGCCTATGGCTGCTGGAACCAGAAAACGAATGGGATCATTCTTTGGAATATGAAAATAACTGTTGTTCCTGATGGAAACTGGAAGGAATTAACAGACAAAGATCTTGGTGGTAACAGGGGCGAGAACTCTGTATGTATATCCAGATACGGTGGTTTTGGGGATGTTATTCAGTCCTCATCCATGTATCCATTGCTTAAAAAGCAAGGCAAGACTATATGCGTTAACGTTACAGAAACAGGTTTAGACCTGCTTAAAAACGATCCCAATATAGATGAGTTGTTAGTTCAGAAGGACGAGCAGATACCGAATGAAGAACTGGGTCCGTTCTGGGATCGTATTGGTACATTATTCTCTGAATTTATTAATTCAAACGGAACTGTAGAAGGCGATCTATTAGCGGTTCCCGGTAAGAATGAATCATTTGACTGGGATCACGATAAAAGACATGCCGCGCTAAACATAAACTATTCGGAAGCGTTGCACGACAAGGCATCCCTTCCGCATATTTTTAAATGCAAGTTTTACCCTGAAGAATCAGAAAAGAAGTGGGCATCTAAACAACGAAAGAAGATGGGCATTAGACCCCATCACTTCACAATCGTAGTTACCCTGTCTGGAAGCGCAGTACATAAGGCTTATCCATATATGGATGCTGTCATGGCAAAGTTACTGGTGATGTGGCCTGATGTGCGAATAGTAACGATGGGTGATCATTTCTGTAGATTGCTGGAATCTGGATGGGAAAAAGAAAAAAGGATATTTCTTAGAAGCGGTAAATGGGCGATCAGACAATCCTTGGCGTTTTGCCAGAGAGCGGATATGGTAATCGGTCCTGAAACTGGGGTATTGAATGCTTTAAGTATGGAAACGATCCCCAAAGTATGCTTATTAAGTCATTCATCGCATGAAAATTTAACAAAGTATTGGGTTAATAATATATCTCTTGGGCCGGAGGGTGTTGATTGTTTTCCATGTCACAAGATGCACATTAACGGATTTAAGACATGTCCGAGAGATGAAGAAACTGGCGCAGCATTGTGCGCTTCTAGAATAGATCCGCGAATCGTAATAGATTCTATAAGGACTCATCGATCTAGACATTATAGGAAATCTGCATGAATTTTTTAACAATATGTCAAACAGTTAGGCAGGAAGTTGGTATATCTGGAACTGGCCCTACAACCGTAGTAAGTCAGGAAGGACAATTAAAAGTCATCGTTGACGCGGTAGCCGCTGCTTCATTCCAAATACAAATTCTCTGGCATGATTGGGATTTCCTATGGAGTCAGTATTCCTCGACTACAAGTATTGGAACTCGCGCACCCGCGCTACAGAAGCCTACAGATCTTAATGTGTGGGATAGGAATTCCTTCTATTTAGATTACACATCGGATACTAATTACCGTCTGGAAGATTACGATTACATTGCATATCGAGATAATTACAGGCAAGGAGTTGCTACTAACAGCACTCCTGTATATGTAATTATCCAGCCGGATCAGAACATTATTCTTGATCCGCCACCAGATGCTGTACATACGATTACTGCTGATTACTGGAAGACACCAGCCGCTTTAACTGGAAATACTGATATTCCAGATATCCCTCCCCAATACCATAGAGCCGTAGTTGCTAGGGCTAAAACTATGTGGGCTGAAAGGGAAGAAGCACCAGAGATACTTCTATCTGCTTCTGCTGAATATCAGGATTTACTGGATAAACTGGAATCCAATTCACTCTCAGGTCAAGAAGGCCGAAGGAGGGCAGGTGGTACTACAGTTAATTCCAGTGTGATCGCGGTAAGACCTGAATGACTAACATCTATGCTGATCTAGTACAAAGGAGCAGTTTTCCGTCTACTTCTGTAAGGGCTAAATACTTCCCCCTACAAGGTGGGGAGAATCTTACAGATGCTGCTCTTTCTATATCTCCGGGTAATCTTATTTTTGGTAAGAATTACGAGGTATACGCAGAAGGCGGGTACAGGAGAATAGATGGATTTGAAAGGTTCGATGGAAGGACTAAACCATCAGAATCTTCTTACTATATTCTTGATTTCAAAACTGGAACAGTAACATTACCTGATACTACGGTAATAACCGGAGCAACTTCCGGTGCTACAGCAGAACTAGTAGCGGATGCAGTATTAGAAAGTGGAACATACGCTGGATCAGATGCGCAGGGATATTATGCTGTCGCATTACTATCTGGAACCTTTCAGGTAGACGAGAACATACAGGTCAGCAGTGCAACTAAATCCGTTGTAAAGGCGGTAACAGTTGAATCAGGCGCAGATACTGACGCCTTAGAAAGTACATATGCTCAAGCCGCAGAGGAACGCGCACGCGGGGACATAGGTGCAGTACCCGGTTCAGGAAACATCTTGGGTGTATGGGTATATAACGGCATTGTTTACGCTTTTAGGAATAATGCTGGCGGCACTGCTACCGCTATGTATAAGTCATCCTCAACAGGATGGACGTTAGTAGATCTAGGCAAATATATAAAGTTTGACGCAGGTGCTGTAACCGTAGCGGAAGGGGCTACCGTTACCGGGGCAACATCTGGCGCGACTGGTGTGATGAGGAGAGAAGTAGTCCGTACAGGATCGTTTGGTTCTTCTAACGCTGTAGGTCTATATGTATTGACTGGTGTTAGCGGGACATTTCAAAACAATGAGAACTTGCAAGTATCTTCTTCAACGGTATCAGTATCAGACGGAACATTAGTAACAACAGCGTTAACGCCAACGGGTAGATATGAGTTTACAAACTATAACTTTGGCGGCTCAACGACTACGAATAGGATGTATGGATGCGATGGTAAAAATGTAGCATTTGAATTCGATGGGACGTACTGGGTTCCTATATTCACAGGAATGACAGCCGATACGCCCGTACATATAACTGCTCATAAGAAGCATTTATTCCTTTCATTCGTTAAAGGTTCCGTACAACATTCTAGTACGGGAACTCCGTACACTTGGTCGCTCATAACTGGTGCTAATGAAATAGGTACTGGTGATGAAGTTACCGGATTTCAGGTTCTACCTTCTGATGTATTAGCGATATTCAACAGAAACAGAACCTACATGTTATATGGAACTAGTTTGGCAGATTGGAATCTTCAAACGTTTTCTAATGAAACAGGGGCTATTGAATACACTATTCAACGACTTTCAAATGTTATCTATTTAGATGATCGCGGCATAACCGATCTAAACGCAGTACAAGCGTTTGGTGACTTCGCAGCCGCTTCTTTAAGTAAAAAGATAAAGCCCGTTATTGATGCTAAAAAGGGTACTGCAATATCTTCTGTAAGGGTCAGGACTAAGGATCAATACAGAATATTTTACAGTGATGGAAGCGGTATATATGGAACATTTTCAGGTGGGCGATTATCTGGATTCATTAGAACAGATCTAGGTAAGGTAGTTAAAACGGTATGTTCAGCAGAAGATGCTACTGGGGAAGAAGTTTTATTCTTCGGATCTACTGATGGATATGTTTACCAGATGGACAAAGGTAACTCGTTTGATGGAACAGCCATAGAAGCGTTACTTAGAACATCGTATTACCACTACGATAGCCCAACAAGGGATAAGAGATTCAGAAAGATCCACTTTGAATTAACTGCAGATACGGATGTCAGTTTGGTCTTTACCCCTGATTATTCGTATGCAGACCCAGAAACCCCCGCTCACCAAGAGAGGACGCTATCTATAACTGGTGGTGGTGGGTATTGGAATATCAGTAACTGGAACTCATTTAACTGGACAAACGCAACAGTTTCCACATCAGAAGAGAACATAGACGGCATAGGAACAAACATGGGAATACTTATACTGTCTGAAGCAACTTATGAGAAACCGCACATCGTCCAAGGTGTGACGGTGCATTACTCGCCAAGGAGGACTCGCCGCTAATGGCTAACGATTATTATACAAGGCAAGGTTCCTATACCAAGGGTACGCTCGCTAGAGGCGATGTCGTAAAGACGGACTTCGATGCCCTTGTAACAGCATGGGACACTGGTCAGGTCAACCACAAACGGGCATTAAAACTGCCAGAAGAAGGTTCACCGCAAACTGACTTTACTATTACAGCAAACGCTGCTACTAGAGCCACCAAAGCATTAGGATTTGATTCATTAGGTGCGATAGAACTCCAAACAGGTGTTGGCAGTTGGGAAGGCACTTGGGCGACTTCTACAGCATATACATTAAGAGATGTTGTGGTAGACGGTGCTGCTGGTGGATCTACTGATAACTTATATGTTTGTATAGTAGCCCACACATCAGGGACATTCTCTACCGATCTAACGGCTTCCAAGTGGGAGTTAATGATTGATGTTGAAGAGGCTAGGAAGTGGGCTAAGAAAACGGATGGTGTTGTAGCGAGCAGTGAATACTCTGCTAAAGCCTACGCTATAGGCGGAACAGGAGTGACGGACACGGCTGGAAAGGGCGCATCTAAAGAATGGGCCATTGAAGTATCTGGCAATGTTGACGGAACCTCTTTTTCGAGCAAAGAATATGCACAAGGCACACAGGCATCCACGGGCGGGTCTGCGAAGGACTACGCACAAAAG